CGTGTTTATTTCTATTCTTTTTATGACGACCCGGACGCTTTTTAGGTTTATCGCGTTTAGGTTTAGTAACTACACCAAATCTAGCTCTTTTACCCATTTTTAAACGAAGGTTTTACTTCAATACGAGTAGATTTATTTATGTGCGGCATATAACTAATTTTACCATTTATCTTTTGTTCTAAATCAGTTCCACATGTAACACATCTATATATAGTTTTATAAATAGATACGAATACACTTTCCTCTGTGCAATGTGGGCATGTGCCGTTTACAACCTGAGCTTCTACATTAAATTCTTTCAAATATTTTTCGTCCATGTTTCTCCTTCCTAGTATATTTCTTTTTATCTTTTATTATCTTCGGTGTAAAGAATTTTAAAATCTTAGCTATAGGGTTATTTCTTCTGTTTTTTTTCAAAAAATGCCTGTATGCTTTTTTATTCAAGAATTAATGATTTAATAGATTTCTCACCCATGTAGATTTCAGTCGTGGCCTTACCTTTGTAGCATTTATAAGACACAGTTTCACTATAGGTCCTCTCCGCTTCACGTTTTCCGCGTAAGCAAATTGCCATCGAGGGTTGAATACGGTGTTCTTTAATCTCTCCGTTTACAAACATCAGTAATGCAAATACACTCTCGATCAAATTTCACCCCCATTCTTACATTCGCATGTAGAACATTCACATTCTCCACTAAATTCACTAGGGGGTCCTCCCCAGTTAGAATGTTTTTCATATTCACAATGACAAGGGCATCCGCATTTTTTACATTTAATTGGTGGACTCATTAGTATTGCTTTACACCTCCATTGCCATTCTTATAATGGATTTCTCTGTTAGCATCTTTAAGTTTTTCAATGTCTAATAAAACTTTATCCATTTGTTTTCTTAAAAATTCTATATTTACTTTATTCAAGGCCATAGAGTCGATATGTTTGTTTAACTTCTCAGTGGTCTTGTATAAATCTTCGATCATCATAAATTGTTCGCTATCTGCGGGAAGAGACCCAAGTTGGCCCCGCGGCCATTTGATTCTAAACTCTGTATTCTCAGTTAAGTCTTTAGACATTAGTTCTACTGTTGTTTGAATTTTGTTTTGAGTCTCAATAATACCGAAGTAAGCCCAGGTACCGATCGCTACCATCGCGATCAACGAAGCTACCGTCTTCATAGGCATTTGAACTGCTGCTTCTTCAGAAATTTTTAAAGGTTTTGCCATTAGTTATAACTATATCCCGTGTTCCCTGATTCGAGTTTCTCGAATAGTTTTTTATGTTGGTCCATGATTTCTTCATCAGAGTCCATCATCCTATCCATTTGATCTTGTAATTTTTCTACGTGTCTTTCTAGTCTTTGTACCTTGTCATCATGCACTGCCTGAATAGTTGACAGTTCAAAAGTTCTAGATAGACTCCACCCTCCTAATGCTATTAGGAGTCCAACTAACATTGTTAAAATTTTTTCCATCATTGTTTTGGTTCCGGTAAAGGTCCTTCCAATTGTTCGTCTGTGGGCATTATAAGAGGTTTTCTGGTCCCCATATAATTTCCAGGGTTTTCTTTTATATACTCTTTTTTAAGGTTTTCCCAGTGATTTCCTTTAGGTCTTTCCAGATCTTTTTCTTTAGTAGTAGGTACAATTCCCTTACATTTAGACACTAAAAGATTAAAGTTTTGATTAAGAGCCAGACTAGGATTTCTGTTCACTTTGTTACACATTTTAAACAATTCTAATTGTTGTTTTAAATTCATGTTTTCCATCTGAAGATCTTTAAATTCTTCTGTGCAAGCATGGCCTAAATACTTTCTAAAAGTTAATCTAAGGTACTCTTCTTCATGAGTACTGCCGTCACTATAATTATAATCAGTATCTCTTTGTTGAACAGAAACATCTACTTCGCCTGTTCTACATTCTCTATAACCATTATTGAGATACTCATTACGTGCCTCAGCTAAGGTATATATAAAACATACACTAGTTATTAAGATCGCGATTAATATCTTTGATGTCATAAGAATGCTCCCTTACCGTGTTAGCTAATGTTTGGTATAAGTTTTCAGCCATCGACCATGTCGATTCAGCTGCTGCAAGTCTAGTTCTGAGATCAGATACTTTTTCTTGTTCTACTGCAATATCTCTTCTGAGATTTATAATTTCTTGTTTGTTAGCGTAAATAGTGTCGTTAAGATTAATAACGTATTTAATACCCGTAAACGATCCGAATATAACGGACGCTACTACAGGTATCATTACAAAATTTGATTTTATTACGTCTACTATTTTCATTAGGCATTAGTCCTGCTTCTTTTTTTTCTTACGCTTTTTCTTTTTCTTTTTATTTGAATCGGGTATAGAATTCCATAATTGTTCATCCATTGCTTTCTCCACCTGTGATACTTTTTCTTTAATAAGGACCATATCTTGCGACAGGGAGAACGTTCGGCTGAGCGTCCAACCTCCAAGTGCGATGAGTATAGCCAACAATGCAGTAATAATCTTATCATTCATCACATTTACATCTTTTACCTAAAATTTTTTCAATGTAATGTTTTACAAATTGTTTAATTTTTTTAATCATCTTTTTTTTCTTCAATTTCGTAGAAGAATTTATCAGTGTCTTCCGTTCTCCATTTTCGAGTGTCTTCTACATTCCACTCGGAAGTTTGAACTTTCCAGTCAGGAATTTCATCTTTAACTGTAAACGATGGAATATCCCATATTAATCTATTGTTTGGCTGTGCCGCATAGTTGCCGTTTTCTAACGCAAGTATGTGAGCGCACTTATGTTCGTGCGGAATCTCAGAATGATCTGTGTCTAGTATATTACTATCTGGGTGAGCAAAATCAACTGTAAAAAGGTACGCACCATGGTACCATTTTTTATCTTTACCAATGTATTTGCCAGATTGTCCGTCTAAGATATCATAAGAAGTAACAGCAGGGTGGTAACTAAAACAATTCCAAAGCTCCAACTCGTCAAGTCGCATCCTAGGTATTTCTTTGACATCAAACCCTCTTTGAATAAAGGCTGAAATAGGCAATCTATAAAATATTGCACCATTTTCCATAATTGCATGAAAAAGTAACGGACGACCAGTAATGGACGAAAGCCCAAATATAATGCAGTCTTCAACTTCGCCATGATGTTTTTTAAGATCATAGAGATACTCTCTCCTGATCTGTGCATACGTCACAGGAATATTTACATTGAGATAAGCCATAGCACATTACAAAATTATAGCGCCAATAACAAAACCAATAACAAAACCAATGATGTATTCTCTATAGTATAGAGACCATACATCCCATTTTACTTTTAATTGTTTCAACATTTGTTTCATATTTCCTCCTCTTTAATATTACCCCAGTTGGGTCCGGATTCATAGTCTACTTTATTAGGAACTTCAAGAGAAACTGCGTCCTCCATTATTTCTTTTATCTTACCTGCATTATCACTAACCGATATATCTAATTCATCATGAACTTGTATGTGTGGAGTAATTCCTTCTTTATATAATTCAATCATTGCTTTTTTTGTCATGTCAGCTGCACTCCCTTGAATTAATTTATTTAGTGCTTTGTAAGTGTAAGCACGTTTGATCCCTGGTCCGTGTTCCAAGAGCGCTGCATCATGAGGCAGGGCTTTATGAATCCCAAATTGATTTGGTTCCCATAAATGAAATCTGCAAAGTCTTCCAAGTAAAGTTCTAATTTTTCCTGAATCCTGTGCTCTTCTCATTACATTGTCCATAAGTTTTTTAACAAAGGGTACCTTCGTATGGTACTGTCTAAAAAGATCTTCGGCTTTATCTTTAGATACTCCTAGTTCAGCTTGTAATTTATTTTTACCCATACCATAGAACAGACCAAGATTTATGGTCTTAGCCTGTCCCCTCGGTATCTCTGCCATGTCTGCCACGATAGTATGGAAATCGGCATCGCCTAATTTATAGGCTTCCAATACTTCGTCCACGCCATAGAGATTCTGTAAAGCTGCATAATGCACTACCAACCTAGGCTCTTGCTGAGAATAGTCAAAACAACCCCATGTATGGCCTTCCTCAGGGATAAATAAGGACCTAATCCGTGGTCCAAGTTCCTTGTTCCGTGCTGGTATTTGCTGTAAATTTGGATTTGAGTAACTAAATCTTCCCGTCACTGTTCCACCATTATCTGATCTTAATTGGTTTATTTCAGCATGTATTCTTCCTTTGTGATTATGTTTTAATATGGTATCAATAAACGTGGTATGCGCTTTATTTATTTCACGGGCGCGGGCTATTCGTTTCACCAGTGGGTGGGGGTGATTCTGTAAAAAGTTTTTTGTAAATGATGGAGAATTTGTTTTTTCGGTTCGGTCAAATTGTAGGTGAAGTTTTTCAAAAACTTGCGCTATCGACCTCGCTGCCCATATTTGGGTATCTACTCCAGTTTCTGCTTTTACTAAT